TTTTCCATAATATTGAATTGGTCAGGAAAGCACTGAAAAATATGAAGAAAAGCTCTTGCGACAGATACAAAACCATTATTAAGTATTATGAAAAAATGGATAAAACCGAAGTTAAAAAACAACAAATAGAAAAGGACTTTGTATGTGTGGAATAAAAACATTTGGATTTTTTCAAATAAAAAATAACTGGTTTATTTTTCGCCAGATATCGTTCTTACAGAAACTTATGTTTTTGTTAATTTATGCCATTTTCATTTTTTTAAGTTGGGCTTTCGTACTTTGTGTTCCTATAATTGCTATATTGGAACACGAAACTTTTAAAACCATAGTTAAAAATTATGACCGTATATTCAGTGATGTAATGTGTAGTGCTGTGTTCGCACTTTTTATAAATTTCAATTATAAGTTAGCTTGGTGGAACCCGTTATTGGAGTGTTGCTGTGGAGTTGGTAATTATCCTGAATATAAGAAAAAATATTGGACTGCTAGACAAACAGTCATAAACAAATTAAAAGAAATTGACGAAGATATGTAAGGAGAATTTTTATGAAACCTGAAACTTCTGCTTTGAAAATAAACTATCAGAGAATTATTGACTTTTGTGCTGAAAAGGGAGTACAAATTCACGGTCATTATATTAATGAAGATGCTTCATTTAAACTTGTTCACGGTGACATAACTTATACAAATTTTGCAACTACAGTAGATAGTTTTGGAATTTGGGGTGAAATAAAAAGGTCAGCACGAAGACCTGAATATACTCTTACTGCACCAAAAAGTCATTTTTATATGCGGGTTACTAAACTTTGGCCTGTATTGTTGTTCATAGAATCTGTAAGTCAATCCGATGTACCTACAGCCTGTGAATTATTTACGAAATTGTATAATCAAGGTAAAAAGATACAAGAATTACAAAAAGACTTTGAATAAAAAAGTTTACAAATGGCTCCTTGAAAAAAGGAGCTGTTTTTGTAAACAAAAATTTACAATTATTTAACAAAAAACTATTGACAATTGAACTTGAATTTTCTAAGTTTAACATAGAAAATAGAGAGGTACAAATGGAATATACTGTAGATGAACTGAATGAATTGGCTACTTTGATTGCTAAATTCAATGCCCAGAATGCCCCTATTCCTGGTCACAAATCCTTCGTGCATATCAATAGTTTGGAGGATTACGGGACACCGGCTCCGAACGGCGCTGTGTGTGCTCTGCATTTCTCTGAACACACCTTCGGAAAGGATTTTGATAGCAAATTTGAATTTGTATCTTTTGAAAAACTTATGACCTATCTTCGTGTTCACACTAACTAAGGAGAACTCAACAATGGTAATTTCACAACTTAAATTTGAAAATGCTCCTGCGTGGGCACCTGAAGATGCTATGAACCTGGTTCACAAAGGAAATTCTGTGTTTGAATTTGTTGGACCTACTTACAAAACAACTTATACATTTTCCAAAAACTGGAAAACTTGTAAAATCGTAAACCAAAACAACAACAAACTGGCAAAACGCTTTGAATTAACTGTAAATGTTGATAAGATTGAATTTGCCGAAGGAGAATAAAAATGTGTCCAGAATGGTATGCAAATTATTTTAATGGCTTGAACGATGGAACCTTTTGGGCTTCGCAGAAAAGCTATTTGATTGAATGGAAGAATGCTGCTGGTGAACATTTTTTGACTCAGCAGTATGCCACAAACGAAACTGATGCAATTTTCAAGGCTGGACAGATGCGTGGCTGTGGTTCTTGCGTTGAATTTGTATCTATCAAACAGGAGAATTAACTATGAGTTTTTGGGATAAAGAAGATAACCGCGAACCGTGGGAAGAAAACGAAGAAAAATTCCCGAAGCGTAATGACGATGAAGAATTGTTCGGAAGTTCGGCATTTAATATGCCGATGAATGATTTTGAAGTCAAAGAATGGGAAAAGAAAATGCTCGGTAATCCTGAAACTATTTTGAAATCACCTGAAATGGTGGAATTTGTTAAGGACCAAAAATCTGGTACTGGTGCCATTCGCATTTTGTTGCTTTTTAAGATGGTAAATGCGGTTGAAACTGCTAACCAAATGGGCAACAGGGTATTTAAGGAAATGTTCCAAACAACAGAAAAGCTTTGTGGTACACCGATTAATATGACACAGTTCATTGTCTTTGGTGCTTTGAAAACTGGTATCGTTTATGACAAAAGCAGTAAGGAATTTTTCACTGAAAAATATAACCAGCAACTTAAGTTCTATTCTGAACGAGGTGAAGAATCGTTGGTACAGTTCCTTGGTTACATTTGTGCTGGTATGTGTATTTGGAAGAACTTCTACAAGGAAAACAAACCGAGTATTGACGAAGATAAGTTAAAATACTACAAGTCCCACAAAAATGAATTTGTTGAAAATTGGTCTGAACAGCCTGAAGATTTTATGAAGATTATCGTGATTGACCAGGCTGAACTTATCATCAATGACAATAACATCAAGAGTGAAAAGGATATTAAATGGGATTAAAAAATGACCGTTATTATTTCTCTTTGGTTCCTTCAAAGAGAAATTTCTTTCTCTTTAAGCAGTTAAGTTTTTTACAGAAACTTATGTTCATTATGGTAAGTATTGTCTTTTATGGTATAATCGTACCTGCATATACTATACCTTGTGCTTTTATAGTAGGTATTTTTAGAGAACCAGCTGCTGAAATGATTTCACTTATGGAATGTATTTACAGTACTTTCCTTTATACATTTGTATTTAAAATATTCATTTGTTTTAATTATAAACTTGCCTGGAAAGATGTGGTATTTAAGATGGTTGATGAACTAGACAGTGTTTATGAGCGTTATCCACAGGAAGCTAGGGATTATTGGGAACGAAGACAAATAATAATAGACAGAATGGCAGAAATTTACGATTTTTAAAAGTAAAAGTTTATATATACTTTATGATGATGCACAATACATACAAATTACAAGTTAGAATAGCTTTGAAAACAGGCTGTTCTCGGTAGTTTGTGTGCATAATCTTAGGAAGGAGATGGAATGATACAAATTGCCGAGGACAAAGGGTCCTCGGTTTTTTGTTGGGTTGCCAAGACTTTCTATTTTTATTATATTCATTGGGAGGTATGAAAATGCAAAAGAAAATAAAGATAGAAGTCTGGGTAGAACCCGCAACTAATGCTGGTGGTCTATCACAATTCATTGATAACATTAAGCAATTTGCGGAGGACCTAACAAAGTATGGTGTTCCTGATATGGGCGAAAATGCTTATGATTTGGAAATTGTAGATACTGAAGCCAAGATCTGCGATGAACAAATTAGTATAATCACCCATTGACAAAATAGATTTTCAATTCTATATTTGTTCTACCCTACAATGATTGATTGAATAAATTAATTGTTGTAAAATTGGGGTATCGCCAAGTTGGTAAGGCGCAGGACTTTGACTCCTGTATTCGTTGGTTCAAATCCAGCTACCCCAATTAAAAATTGTTTTGAAGTAAAAATGTTAAAAACATTTTACAACAAAACGGTTGACAAGGTGAAATTGATTTATTAGATTTTGCCTCGTTATTTTAAAAAATGTTTCGTGAAAACATTTAGCAGATTGATAATTTGGATTTTTACTTTTTTGGAGAAGGAACAACTCTTTAAAACCATCTGGGTCTATATGTCAATTGGTTAGACGAGCGGACTTTTAATCCGTGGATCTGGGTTCAAGTCCCGGTAGGCCCATTAGTGTCATTGGCTTAACCAATGTGGAGCGAAGTACCTGACGAAGGTTCCCGCAAGCTGTGCAGTGCTTTGAACTGCACAATTTGCCTGTGTAGCACAATTGGTAGTGCAGCTGATTTGTAATCAGCAGGTTGGCGGATCGTGCCCGTCCGCAGGCGCTAGTGTACGAGCACCAATAGTTTAACGGCAGAATGTTGTGCTTCCGACCCAAAGGTGCGAGTTCAATTCTCGCTTGGTGCTCCAAAAAACCGGCAGATGGCGGAACTGGTAGACGCGCCGGACTCAAAATCCGGTCCCGAAAGGGGTGTGGGTTCAAGTCCCACTCTGCCGACTATGAAAGGATTACATATAAGAGATTCCCCCTCCTTATTTGGTGAGGATCGTCACGCTTAAGGAGCCACGGGAAAGGTGTGTAGTAACGATGGTGCAAATCCACAAAGCAGAAGTTGCCACTGCGATAATAAGTTAAAAGCAACAAACCCAGGTGTATCTGCTCGCTCTTATAAGGCGTTGAAACAGTAATTGGTTGCATAGGGGTTCAAGTCCCTTGACCTGGATTAAAAGTTTGAATGTACTTTGAACATTCTGGTTAATAGGCGAAACTTACCAATGTAAGATAGTCATATATCCCTGGATAGGGTGGAACTTATTTGGGATAAGGTATATTGTAAAATCTATCTGAACTGCATAAAAGTTAGACGCAGCAGCAGTGAAAAAGTTAGACAGAGTATTTGATGGCTCGTTAAACTCTATCCAAGGGTGTAGTTGAATGACACACTGCTCAGAACAAAAACTAAATGAACTTAACAAAACATCAAATTCGGCCGAGTGGCGGAATAGGTAGACGCTGGGGACTTAAATAGACGCTGATATAAATATACTATGAAATCAACATTAACAGATGAAGAAATTATAGCAATAGTAAATCAGTGTAAGACTATGGCACAAGCCGCAAAAATGTGTCGGAATGGCATTTAGTACATTCAAACGAATTGCTGGAAATTTAGGTATCTACAAAACCAATCAAGGTGGTGCTGGTATCAAAAAGATTAAGCAAAAGAATGTTATTAAAACTTCCGATATATTAAATGGAAAATACCCGCATTATCAAACATACAAATTAAAATTGCGTTTGATAAATGAAGGATATATCCAAGATAGATGTTCTCTTTGTGGTTGGGATAAAAAACCTGAAGGGTCTGCTTACACACCATGTGAGTTAGACCATATAAACGGAAATCCCACTGACCACAGATTAGAAAATCTAAGGCTAATTTGTCCTAATTGTCATAGTTTAACTCCCACTTATAGATTTAGACGTGGGAGAACTAATGAGGCACAAGGTAGGAAACTTCTTGATGCGATGGAATCAAATTCGGTGAAACCTAAGGACAATGGCAACGCCGAGCCAAGCGAGAATGAATAATTCTTGAAGGTGTAGAGACGTGACGGTTCCCATCTAAAGCGAATGCTATGATGAAGGCAAAGTCCAGAGCACAAACAACATAATTCTATGTTGGCAGTGAAAACTGTAGTGTTACGAAAATCCCTTGGAGGATGCTCCGTGTGGGTTCGAGTCCCACCTCGGCCATTAAAACACTAACGCTGTGTTATGTTGCCACAGTTAGACTTCGCAACTATGAATTAATTTGTTAGTGTTTTATATTTCTAACTGAGATGGAAACATCAAAGGACATAAGTCATTTATTATAAATATTATATTCACACTGGTAGCCGGGTCGGACTTCTAATCCGTTAGCCGTAACTGGAGCTGAGAATGTGGGTTCGATTCCCACCCAGTGTATTATGATTTTAGTATATAAATGTAGATTTTGTGGTAAAGAATTTAAAAGACCATGTGCTTTAGGATTACACGAACGAACTTGTAAATTTAATCCTAATAGAAAACCACTGGTAAATCACAAGTGTAATTTACCAAAAAAAGTAGGTTATGGTAATTGGGAATGTTCTTGTGGTTTGGTGTTTAATACAAAAAATGAATTGTATAAACACAAACATGAAGTTCATAATTTAGAAATGCGACAAAAAAACCAAACTTGTCCTTATTGTGGATTGGTAATGGAAAATAAAAGGAAACATTATAGAATATGTGAACAAAGAAGGCATCCTGAAACTTTTAAATGGACTTATGAAGAGAAAAAACGAATTTCTAATAAAAGAAAACAATATTTACGAGAACACCCAGATGAACATCCTTGGAAAAGTAAGGATAAATTCGTTTCGGTTCCTTGTGAAAAATTGAAAAATATTTTATTAGAACAAGGTTATAATTTCAATGAAGAATATACTGACCCATCTTGGGAACATTTATATTCATTGGATATTGCTTTTCTAAATGAAAAGATTGATGTTGAAGTTAACGGTAATCAACATTATAACAAAGATGGTTCTTTAAAAAAATATTATAAACTTAGACACGAATTTTTAGAAAGCAAAGGTTGGACAGTTATTGAATTTCATTATTCAAGCTGTTTTAAAGAAGATAAGATAATTGAATTAAAACAAATTTTAGATTCTTTAATTTCCAACAGATAATTCAGATCTCACTGAAACAAAAATAATAAAAATGGTATTGACAAGGTGAAAATAAAATACTATATTATGACTGTTGATTTGAGAAATTGAATGAACACAAAAAATTGAGAAATCAATTAAGCGAAATCTTTTGCCTAACACAGATCTAATCTGGTCTGAAGGCACTATGGATGTACTGAAAAGGTATTTGAAGTAGGTATGGGATAATCGCAAGAACATAGGGTAAACTGCGTAACTATTAGTTAGAGGTTTATATGTCTGTGGTGATTTGGAGGCCCAGGGCACCATAGGCTACGGAACAGATGTGGCGTCTGAGTTCAAATATAAGTCGCTAAAGCCGAGGTAGTGAGAGTTTTATCGGATGACAGATATGCTATTTTTTGGCACAGATTGCCGATATGTGTGTAAAACCACACCAGTGACTTATAGCATTGAAAGGGGTAGCTGCCGAGTAAATGTGTTGCTGTGACCTAATAATGTTTGGTTATTTCATTAAAGGTAAACCCCAATCCTTTAAGTTTCGTTTAATTGATTTTTCAAATGATTACCAGAAAAGTAAAAATCTGAAAATCAAAAGATATACATAATAGAAATAGAGGAAATAAAATGGAAATGCTAAAGTCAAATAAGTTTAATCATAATGAATGGTGCTTCGCCGCCAATCGTTTTGATGCAAGCATTCCTGCACAGATTTCCTTTGGTGGTGATGTTGAACTTCGCAGTGAGGATTATCCACCAGGAACCTAGTTCACAAAGAAATTTTAGAATTTATCTAAAACCCTTTGTGAACAGCCACAAAGGGTTTTTTTGTTATGTTGAGAAGGTCTTTGTAAAAAACAATTTACAACCTGACCCATTGACAAAACAAAAAATGTTTACTAGATTTTCTATTATCACAAATTTAGAACTCGTGAAGTTCTAATGTAGATTGAAATTCCGGCGTAACAGACAAAAGCAAATTCAGTTAAGGGTTACACTTCTAATTTGTTGTAAACGAAGTTGATTCCTACAAGCCTGTCAGAAATGACCTCCGGCTATGCTCCGATAAACGCATACGAATTTGTGAACAACATTTTGGGGCTTTAAGCTAGTTGGAAAACTTCCGCCCTTGCACGGCGGGTTCATCGGATCGTACCCGATAGGCTCCATTACTTTATTCTAGTGTACCCGAGTTGGTAGCAGGGGGAGGACTGTTAATCCTTTGGCGAAAGCCCGTCGCACGTCCGAGTCGTGCCACTAGAGCTAATTTGAGGGACATCTGGCTCTAACCAGTTGACAAGAAGACTCAGCTTGTCTAACCTCTTAAATAAAATGTTGTTAGAGCAACATTAAAGGTAAAATGGAGAATAAATGAATTACGAAAAAATTTATTATAAGATTATAAACAAGGCAATTTTTGAAGAACGATTTGGTATAAGATATAAAAATAATGGTACTTATTATGAACAACATCATATAAAACCAAAATCATTAGGACGGAAAGAATAATGAAACAAATTTGGTTTTATTGACTGCTAGGGAACATTTTATATGTCATTGGCTTTTGGTTAAAAGATATAATCAAAATACAAATGAACGAATGAAAATGTTATTTGCATTTCATAGAATGTGCTTTTCTTCTACTGGAGAAAGAATTACAAATAGTAAAGCTTTTGACAAATATAAAACTGAATTTTGTGAAAATATAAGTAAAACAAATAAAACTCATAAAGGAGAATTAAATTCACAATTTGGTAAATTTTGGTTTACAAATTTAAAAAATGGTGAAAGTAAACGATTTTATGAAAGACCAGATGAATTTTGGATTGAAGGTAGAAATTGGTTTAATAATGAAGGTAAAACTTTATATGATATAAAAGACCATCATAAAATTCATTTTGAACATAATAAAATAGTTATTGAAAAATGGAAATCATTACAAAATAAAGTTGAAGAAAATACTAATAAAATTAAAAAATTGTGGGATGAATTTCATGATAGTAACTATAAAAATATAACTGATTTTAGTAAACAAAATAATTATAATGAAAAAATTATAGCTGCTAGATTTAAACGATGTATTCCTTTATATACAAAAATAAAAACTCAATCTAAAAATGGATTTTGTCCTAATAAAAAATATATTGGAATATATGAATAATTACGGTACATTAGAATAACTGGCTAGTTCACCGGCCTTTCAAGTCGGAAATTCGGGTTCGAGTCCCGAATGTACTACTAACAAATTAATTGGGTGTGTGGTGAAGTGGTTTAACACACTGGTCTGTCTAACCAGCACTCGCGGGTCCGAATCCCGCCATACTCGCTAAACAAAAGATGGTGGTAAACCACTGGTGCCGGAAGCACCTTAAAAACTTGCGGGGTATAGGCCAATCTGGTGGGTCGCTTGTTTTGGGAACAAGAAATTGTGGGTTCAAATCCCGCTATCCCGATTACAAACAAATTATGGGGATGTAGCTCAGTTGGTAGAGCGGAAGCCTGAAGAGCTTCGCGTCGGTGGTTCAATTCCACCCGTCCCCACTAACGCTTTTCGCCATAGTACGTGTCAAAATGGCAAAATGAGAAAGTAGTTCAACAGCGATTAGCCCTAGCATAACAGTAGGTTATGAATGTGAAGTGGCAAGTTTGACAAGCGTTTCGCTAGTGGTAAGAACGAGTTGCTTCCGAAAAGGCAAGCCAGTATCTGATGACTGTTTAGGAAGTGTAAAACGCAAGTGTTATGTAGTACACGGACCATGCAAGGTAAATGATCTTATACTATGCCCACGATAGTCTTTCTCTCACAGAGTAGATGTTATGTGAAAAATACCAAGTGTTTCTTATTTACCTTCATCTACAAAATAAGGAAAGTTTAATGGTAAACATCTGTGTCTTGATTTTTATACATATAATATGAAAAAAGCTAGAAATTGGAATTGTTCTTATTGTAATGGTATTTTTAAATCAAGAAGATGTTTATTTGAACATTGGAAAATTTGTGAAGAAAAACATAAATTGCCACACGATAAACTTGGAAGGGTTATACAACCTGGTAAAGGAAAATTATCTGCTAAAACTTTTAAAGAAAAAGTTGAACGTGGTGAAGCAAAATATGTTGGTCATAAATTAACTGATATTCAAAAGAAACATTTATCAGATGTTAGAACAAAATATTTGGAGGAAAATCCAAATCACGGTGTGAAATGGTATACTGTAAATGGAATAAAAGTTCAAGGCACTTGGGAAAAGAAATTTGCTGAGTTTTTAACAAATAAAAATGTTAAATGGGAACGAATAAAAATTAAATATTTAAAAACTCATACTTATACACCTGATTTTTATTGTCCTGACCAAAATGTTTATTTTGAAATTAAGGGATTTAGACGAGAAAGAGACTTATACAAAATGTTTTTAGTATTGAAAGAACACCCAGATTTGAAAATAAAAATGATTGAAAAATCTGAAATTAATAATTTAGATAAAATTGATATTTTCAATTTACCTGATTTTAACGAAAAATATAAATTTGAAGATATTGATGTAACTAAATTTAAAAATATTTGGAGTAGCGGTGAGTAGCCCAACTGGCAGAGGCATCAGACTTAGAATCTGATAAGTGAGAGTTCAAATCTCTCTTCACCGATTAGCTTGTATGTAACAAGCAACGGTCCTTGACAAGGTCGCAACTGCATTTTTCACGCAGTTGGTTCTCAATGAACCGGCCCCTGAAGCCAAAAGCCGTATGGGAAAGCTGGTTCTGCTCATAGACCCGACTATGAGCTGCCCCTTATTTCACGAGGGGCAAAATTCGGCACATGGTGTAATTGGTTTAACACGCCGCTCTGATAAGGCGGAGACATTGCTTGTCCTAGTTCAAGTCTAGGTGTGCCGACTAAAAGTAACGATGGTGCAATTCCATCAGACCAGATGTGAAACTGGGATAACAAATTAAATTCACAACTTATGGTCGCATAGTTAAATTGGTTATAACGCTAGCCTGTCACGCTGGTATTGCGGAATCGTGCTCCGCTGTGACCGTTAAATTTTTGGGTAGATATGCAAGCGGCTGAAGCAGACGGACTGTAAATCCGTTCCCTTTCGGGTAAACATCATAGGTTCAAATCCTATTCTGCCCACTAGACCCTTAACTAGATTTTTCTCACGGGATTCGGTTATTAATTATTGAGCTTATAACTCAACTAATTTTTAGCAAAAAGCGAGAAAAACAGTAATCTGCACCAGGTGGTGGAGATTACATATAAATTAGAGATAATAAAATATATTTGAGCCAAAGTTAGATTAAATTGTAAAATCGCTTTAATGTATTAAAGAGTTGTTGGTTAGACTCCAATACTTTGGGTCAACTTAAATATATTAGAGATATAAAAACTGAATTTCTAATAAATTAAAATTCTAGGTGATTAACTTATTAGAAATTCAATATGCCTCACTAACTCAATTGGCAGAGTAGCTGACTCTTAATCAGCGAGTTCAAGGTTCAAGTCCTTGGTGGGGTACTAAAACATCAAAGAACGGGATAAAGTTCGTTGTATAACTCAGTGGTAGAGTGACCTCCGAACAGGGAGGTAGTCGCGGGTTCAAGCCCCGTTGCAGGGAATGGTTCCTATACCGACGAAGCGAAAGTTGGTGTGTTCAATGATGTTGGGAAAAACTGATATAAGGTAAGCACGTGTAAGTCCATATACTTTTTTCCCACCGGTTTTATAAATAAGGTTGTATGGTCCTGAACCATATCGGTATGGAAATGTATCGTTAAATGACTTGTTGAAACTAAGATTTATAAGTTGTTATTTCACTCCGGTGTGTAGCTCAGTCTGGTAGAGCACTTGCCTAATCTTACATCTTTGAATGTTAAGTGCATTTTGAAATTTTGGTTGAACTGGGTTAAAGAATTTAACTACCCATTGGCTAATCTGGTAAGTCGCTGCGTTTGGGGCGCAGATATTGCTGGTTCAAATCCAGCTGGGTAGATAAAATTCAAACAAATGCTCTACCTAAAATTATAAATATAATATGGAAACAGATTGTATTTGTAAATTTTGTGGTAGACTTTGTAAAAATTCTAATTCATTAAGAAACCATGAAAGATTATGTAAAGAAAATCCTGAACATCAAGAATCTTCGTGGATTAAATTTAATCACAAACGAGGTGCTTGGAATAAAGGATTAACTAAAGAAACAGATTTAAGAGTTGCTAATTACAGTAAATCAATAAGTAATTCAATGAAGAAATCTGAAAAAGCAAAAGAACATTTATCTACAATGTGGTCAGATGAATTACGAAAACAAGTAAGCGAAAACAAGAAAAGATTATATTCTGAACACCCAGAAAAACATCCCAATGTTAAACTTGCTGGAAATCGTAGTAAAATGACATATCCTGAACAGTTAACTTTTGATTGGTTAAACGAACATAAGATTGAAAACGAACATAACTATCATTTTGTTACTGATAATTTTAACAGATATGTTGATTTTTATTTACCTACACTAAAAACATTTATAGAAGTTGATGGTGATTACTGGCACAAAGATAAACAAAAGGATAATGATAAAGATAATGATGCATTAAAATGCGGAATTAAAACTATCAGAATAAAACCAAAATTAAATGTAATAAAACAATTAGAAGATGCTTTGTTATAAGCAAGGGGTCGCAGGTCCGAATCCTGCTACACCGATAACTTAGTACTCAGGAGACACACTCGCTTAGGGAGCGGGAGAAGTTATGTTTGGTGTAGACCGAACAGATGGTGGAATTGAGAAAGCAATGAGGGACAACTGGCTCTAACCAGCTGAAAGAAATTCTCAATCTTTCTAACCTCTATAAATATAATGTTGTTAGAGCAACATTAAAGGTAAAAGGAGATAAAAATGTTTTATTTGATTTATAAGATTACAAATCTTTTAAATGGAATGATTTACATAGGTAAACATCAAACAACTGATGTAAATGATTCTTATATGGGTTCTTCAGAATGGCTTAAAGCTTCAATAAAGAAGCATCGGTATTGAAAACTTTAAAAAAGAAATTCTATTCATATTTGATAATGAAACAGATATGAATGATAAAGAACGAGAACTTGTAAATAAAGAATTTGTAGAACGAAAAGATACATACAACTTGAATGAAGGTGGTACTGGTAGTTGGTATGCTTGTAATAAAAATGGGCAAAACAATAAAGTAAATCAATATAAAATATGTTGGGAAAAATGTTTAAAAGACCCTGAATACAGAAGAAATCATTTTGAGAAAGTTTCAAAGGGTATGAGAAAACATAAAGAATTACACCCTGAATTTTGTGTAGGCAAAAATAATGGAATGTATGGTAAAAAACATACATTAGAAACACGAAAGAAATTAACTGAAAGTCATTTGGGTGTAAAAAATACAATGTATGGTAAAATGTGGATTACTAATCCTGTATTAAAAGAAAACAAAATCCACGAAAAAGATAAACCTATACCTGATGGTTGGGTGAAAGGTAGAAAATTTTATAATTGCTGCGGGCGAGTGGAACGGAAATACCATTCTAGGCCCATAACCTAGAGATACCAGGTCCGACTCCTGGGCACCGCTACTAAAAAATTGACACTGCTAAGACGAAGGCTTCCTTTCCATTTCCTATGAAATGTTAAAGGCTAGGAGTTTGTCAATTCTCCTATAAGTTTAATCCGGTGTAACTCAATTTGGTTAGAGTGCTTCCTTCATACGGAAGAAGTTGTAAGTTCAAATCTTACCACCGGGACGAAAAACTACTTCATTTAATTCCACGCTGTCCGACTGCAGCTGATAGTTCAAACGGCCCGTTATAAGACCTGTGTGAGAGGTTTGGTGAGTTATCCTTGTCGCAAGGCACGAAGATTTAATGTGGAATGAACCTGCTGGTGAGAACTCAACGCCGGGGCATAAGCAGGGAATGACTTAGTCGCTTTTGGAGAATTACCCCTAATTGGTAAGGGCGCGGTCTTGAAAACCGCTGGGCTTCGGCCCTTGGGAGTTCAAGTCTCTCATTCTCCGCTAAATGCACTCGTACCTCAAATGGAAGAGGACGAAGCTACGAACTTCGTATATGTAGGTTCAAATCCTGCCGAGTGTACTATGATTGACACAGATGGAGGTACGTCGCCGTAAAAAATTCTGTGTTAATCTTTCGCTCTCTTGCCTAGAGCCTGGCCGAATAGGACGGTCTGCAAAACCGTTGGTAGAAATACCCGCGTTGGTTCAAATCCAACAGAGAGCTTAACAGAGTTTGACGCGGCTCTTTTCATTTTCATCTGCGAACTTATCAGAATGAAATGTTTATAACATATAAACTAACATAAGTTCCAACATAGAGAGAATGACTTCGGATAAGACACAAATAGACTGACGAGTACGATTGTGTGGGCGGCGACCATTTAAATCTCACTGGTGTAATTGGCAGCATGACAGTCTCCAAAACTGTTGGTTGAGGTTCAAATCCTTAGTGGGGTGTAAACAAATTAAGTCCTATTGGTGTAACTGGCTAACATAGGTGACTTCCACTCATCTGTTGCGGGTTCAAATCCCGCATAGGGCTCTATAAATCATCCCCGCTGTGGTGTAATGGTAGCACAAAGGATTGTGGTTCCTTTAGTTCGGGTTCAAATCTCGGCAGCTGGACTAAACATTTTGGGCTTACATGTTCCTTGGAGGCGAATTTCCCTAGCACGGAAATTGTGATGGGTCCGATTCCCATTAGGTCCACGAAAAAACCTACTCTAATACTCACGAACGACTGTATTAGTAAGAATGTGAGGAATGAAAATACAGTCAAGCATAGTTTTGAGAGGTATCTATGCAATATTCTCGGTTAACTCAGCTGGTTCAGAGTGCCATCCTTACAAGTTGGAAGTCGTAGGTTCAAATCCTACACCGAGAACTATTTTTGCCTGTTGGTATAACGGTATTATACCTGACTCTGACTCAGGTGACGGTGGTCCGACTCCATCACGGGCAATATAAGGAAAGTTACGCTAATTGGTAAGCGACCTCGGTGCTAACGAGACGGGCTTCGGCCCTTGTAGGTTCAAGTCCTGCACTTTCCGTTAATTTGTTTTGATTCATCTGTTTAAATGTAGAACTAATTGATATAAATACTTTATTGAAATAAGATACAGTTAGAGAAAATGCCTCATAAACATTTGAATTGGAAATGTACTGTTTGTGGTGAACAGTTCAACAATAGAAAAGATTTTTATAAACATCGTAAAGAAATTCACGGTGCTTGTAAGAAAACTCCTTTGTTTTCATTAGGTGGGAATTGTAAATACTGTGGTAAACCTTGTAAATTTAAAAACAGTTTAACTTTACACGAAAAACACTGTAAACTTAATCCCAATCGTGTTCCTAGAGAAGGACACAAATTTAATGAAGAACAAAAGCAACAGAAAAGACTTGTTGCTTTAGAAGGTTATCGTAAAGGAATTTGGAAAGGTTGGATGAATTGTCATTCTTCTAAGAAAAGTTATCCTGAAGAATTTTTTACTAAAGTAATTGAAAATGAATTTGAAGATAAGAATTATGAATATAATTACAGCTTTTTTCAATATCGTTTAGATTTTGCTTGGGTTGAAAAAAAGAAATGTATTGAAATTGATGGTCAGCAACACCAAACAAATCCAATACAAGCGCAATCGGATAAAAGAAAAGATGAAAAGTTACTTGAAAATGACTGGCAAGTATTAAGAATATCTTGGAAAGAAATGTTCAATTCACCTAAAGAATGGATTGAAAAAGCAAAACAATTCATTCAGTCATAAATAAATTAATGCACCTATGTTGTAGCGGTAGCAAGCGACCTTGCCAAGGTTGAGGTTCGGGTTCAACTCCCGATAGGTGCTCTAAATCCAAAAGCATACTGTTTAATCGGTATGCTTTTGCAGTATACGCTGGAACTCATTTTTATCAGTCACCATTGAAATGTTAAATACAAATTTCTATATTGACTCATTATGAAAAGATATACTTTAGATGAATTAAATAAACTACTCAAAGAATTTAAACTTATTAAATATGAACGATATGGAGACCAAGCTTTCATATTTGATATACCACTGTGTAAGGAAAGTGCATATGGATATGTTGAAGTATTTGCTTTCTATAACACAAAACAGTATGAACACGATGGAGAAAATTATTATCTTCCTACACCTTTCTCTACTTCATTTAATAAGAAAGAGAATTATGCCAGTGGTGAAGGTTATTCTTCATTGTATTGGCCTGACACGAAAAAGTATTTTAAAATGACTTGGCCTGACCAGGATAAATGTGAGGATATGAAAGAATACCTTACTAAACTTCAGGCATATGCTGAAAAGGTGAAAAAAGACCACGAACTGAAGATTAAAAAATCAAAAGTCCAAGAAAAAGTTTTTGAAATCAATGAAGAAGACACAGTTGGAATGTTCAACGAACTTGCTGAAAAGGTAAACAAACAAGATAAGTCAAATAATATTTCTTTAGTAAAAACAAATGACATTTATACGTTCGGTGAAATTACATTTAAAAACAGACCGAAGTTGAAGTGTTGGGATGTTTCCATTCCTTATAATCGTGATTATTTTTGGAGAGTTACTGAATTTAAAGAAGTTTTTGATGTTTGTAATTGGTGGTATTCAAAGCCTAATCTTAAATGGAACTATGGAAAGGTAAAATAATGGATTCACTATATAAAAGAATGCGTCACGATGAACGCAGAAAGTTCTACTGGAATTGGGAAGTAGAAACTCAAGATTTGAAAGCAGTATTTGAAAGAGCTGGTCTAAAGCACGATGGTTACGGTCAATGGTCTAATGATATTATCGGCTTCAGATATATGCGCTTAGATTTGAATTCTTATTTAACAAAACTAAGCCTTGTTGAAATGTTTGGGTATCTGTTCTACAATAAAAAGACTTCGTATAATCTGGGTTATCGTGGGTTCCAAGATTTTGGTTCTTACATTACTGATTTATTCATTAAAAAGTATTGTGAACTTAATCCAGATGATTATGGTGGTGAAAGATGTAAAGCCATCAATTATACTGACAAAAATAAGGAAGAATGGTTACAGATTTTCCTGAGTGAACTTGAAACAGCTATCAAAGAAACACAAGATAGAATAATTTTAAAGAACAAAAAGGAAACTGTACAAAAGAAAGTTCAGCAAATTGAAAATGAAGTTGATTTTGCTATTCTTGATTATGTTGAAGACCACAAAGAAAAGGGTATATCAATTAGACAAGATAAATCATCAATTGCAGCTTATGAATGGACTGTTGAAAAGCGTTTGACTGGATATTGTAACTTCCACGGTCCAAAAATTGTAATAAGAAAAATGAATACAGGCCGATATATGATAAAGTATTTGAAGACTTCAGGCTTTGGTGATTTAACACCTTGGCAGTATTTCAAAGCTGGTGCGACAAAAGATGATATAATGGACTTTATCAAGAGTTATTTCCAGAATTGGTTAGATGTTCCTCAACAGGTACAGTACATTTATTTAACTGCAAATTTAGCATAAGGTAAAAAATATGAAATGTAGTTCTTGGACTCATAAATGTTGGAATGAAAAGTGGAGTTTATCTAAACTTTGGAAGTGGGAAATAGACAAAGATAAGTTCATTGAAAAAATGGCTGAATGCGGCTTCACCTCTGAAAAAAATAAATACGGGTATCATTCATTCCAAAATCCTTCACTTTTAATTAATCTTTCACCTGAATATTCTGAAATTACTTTATCCACTATTGAGTGTATCAGAATCTCTAATATAAAAACTCGTGGGTCTCTTAGTTGTAATGGTTATGTAACTTTTGGTTCTTACATTATTGATAAGTTAGAAACAGATTTTTTGGGTGGAAATTGGAATAACCTCCGTAATTTTACTGACTATGCAGCTTGGGAAGACTTTTTCTTTGCAGAATTGAAAAGCTACATAAATGAAATAAAAATTAAAGTAGACAAACAAAATAAGAAAAAAGAAATCAAGGATAAAATCCAAGCAATAGAAAGTGATATTGATTATGCTATCCTTGATTATTATGAAGAACACAAAGACAAGGGTATTGAACTTGATAAAAGTGCTGGAAGCACACAGAATGTTTCTGTAGTTTATGTGTTTAAGAAACTTGTCCAAGGAATGGGAAATGTTTGTGGAGCAATTTTTACTATTCGCAAAACAAAGAATGGTACTTGGGAATTTTATTATAAGAACAATTCGTGGATAACTACAAATGACAGTAAAATCAGAAGTTTAAAGGAAAATGCTACACCTGAAGATGTAAAGAAATTATTAGATGGATATTTCAGCCCTTGGTATGAAATACCCAAAGATATAAATCCACAATGGACTTTCAGTTTAGACAACATATCGGAGTATAAAAATGGCAATTGAGTCTTATATTTCTTCTTGTGACTGGGACACAAGAAGGGAACTTGAAAAGAAAACACTTTTTAACTTTAAAATGAATGAAGTAAAGGAATTTTTTAAAGGTCTTGGAATAGGTCTTAATAATTCTGGTTCTTATTGGAGTAATGACAATATTGAGTTATATTGTCCGTATATGAGTAAGAATGTAGCCAAAATAGATGATTTAGCCTTAGTAATCAAAAACACAAAGACAGGTGCTGTGCTTGGTTACGAAGGATATAAGAATTTTGGTCATTATATAGAAGATATTTTTGCAAATAATTACTGTGTTAAAAGTCCTGGAAAGGCAAGATGGGGCCGTGACGGTATTGTTCTTAGGTATGATTATAACAACGACAAAATGGAAGAGTTCAAGAAACTATATTTTGAAGAACTCTCTAAAGCAATTAAGGCCACAAATGACCGAATGAGTTTGAAGCACAAGAAAGAATCAATTAAGGATAAAGTACAAACAATTGAAAGTGAATTGGATTATGCTATCCTTGAAATGGGTGAAGAAGTAAAACAGCACGGTTTATTTTTTGAACAAACTGAACCAGATGTAGCTTCAGCATCTTTGACTTATGTTTTTTCTGTGAAATTAAAAGGTTCTTGGGGTAGATTGGCTTGGGGTAATCCATTTGTAACTATTCGTAAATTAAAGACTGGTAAGTATACAATGTCTTGGCGAAATATGAACAGTTATGATGGTGATACTTCTAACTGGCATAAAATAGATGATACTGTTACACCAGATGCTATGAAGAAATTCTTGCGTGATTATTTTCAAGACTGGTATGATATGAAATTAGATAGAACTTATGTAGGAAAACCATCTTGGGCAAATGTGTAGTATGGCAAAAACAAAATATAATATGAAATTAGTTGAAGAAACACTCAAAAAGATGTGTGAATTGACTGGAAATGCTTGGTCTTATAAAATAGATAAAACTACTTGGACTTGTGAAGCAATTCTTTACACAGATATTTCATCACCAAAAGACGATAATGGAACCAGTTATAAAACAGCATTTTTATATGATTGTAATGCTGTTGATGATGGAAGTTATCATTATAGTGTAAGTGGTATAAGATTTTATGAACCAGGTCAGTATTATTGGCGCCGTTTGTGTGTAAGGAAAAGATATATTGATTGGAAAGTTCCAGTGATAAATCTACAAGAACCTTCTAAAGCACAGGAATATGTTGACTTAATTCGTAATTTAATGAATAAGAAAACTGTGACCTATGACAAAAAGTATAAGGAACACATACAAGAGAAAAGATTACTTGATGTTGAATTTGAAGATTTTATTGGAAAAATGAATGAACTGGCTGCAAAACAGCAAGTAGATTTTTACCAAGACCCAGTGAAATTAAAGTGCTGGTATTTGAAAAATAAGTCTATAAAAATTTATCAATCCGAAGATCAAAAGAATTGGCTTGTAAATATCTATCAATATGGTTTCACTAAGTTCGTTTGTCAATCATTAGATGAAGCTTACAAAGTTTGCGAGTGGTTTTTCTCTTGTCCAGTTCAAAAGATAATGTAAACAAAAATTTAATTGACAGATAAAATCTTTTTATTATATTTGTACCATAAAATAGGAGATTTATATGTCACATTATGCGAAGAAAAGTTCTACTCGGTCAGATATCGTTAGACGAATGTTTGATTATTTGAAAGCAAAGGCTACACAGCAATTTATTCTTCAAGAAGACGATGATGATATACTGAAAAACAATGCAACCATAGCAACAGTTTCTAGTTCAGATTATGAAGCTGTTATGAATATGTTTGTAATGTTAACTTGTTTTTATGAAGACAAAAATTTAATTTTACAGGACCTTTCAAGTGTAAAATTTGATTTTGAAAACTGTGAAGAAGATACTAATGGTACAACAACCTTCCCAGACGGAACTGAAATGATTTGGTTTTTTGCTGGTGGAGATTGGGAAGACCCGATTAATTTCATTTTCTATTTGGATTGCAGAGACCGTGTTCGTGCATTTATTCCCAAAGATGGTAATGTTTTCTGCCCAAAATGTAAACACGCTTATGGTTCTTGCAAATGTAGTCCAAAAAATCAAAGTCCCAATATTGACCCAGATTATAACAAAATGTATAGTGAAATTGTGACCAAAATTAGGACAATGTAAACTTAATTTTACATAAAATTTACCAAAAACCATTGACAATAGTCAGTGGTTTTTCTATATTAAACTTAGAAAACGAAACAACAACGAGGTTAAACTATGAACGAAATTTTCCCCAAAGGCTTCAATTCTTGGACTGCTTACTACCGTGCCAAAGAAAAGAAGGAAAAGAGAAACTACTGGCTCCAGGGTATTGCTGGTATGCTGGTGTTTTTTGGTGCGATTGTTCTTGATGGTTTAACCACCACTATGATGTAAACAGGAGGTTACAAATGGTGAATATCAAAGAAATTATCCCGTCTTGCGATGAACTTAAAACTAAGGTACCCACTGAAACGGATGCCGAAGTCAAGGAACGTAGACTGAAAGAACATTTGACCCATTATGCAGCTATCCTGCACCGTAACTTTGAATTGGGATTTTCTTATGCCGATTTGGAACTGGATTATGATTTCCATAAGTTGTATGGTGGTGAACAGCTGGTGAAGGATTTGAAGGAACTCGGGTATTCTGCTGAAATTATTAGTTGGGATATTTCTACGGGCGAAAAGATTCCTGTCAATGTTACTGTTAAATTCAACCGATAAGGAAAATCACAATGGCTTCTATTAAGGATTACGCAACCACTTTTGATGAACTTAAGAAAACAGTTCACATTGAAACTGAAGAAGAAAAGCGTGAACGCAGAGTGACTGCATATTTGGAAAACATTTCTGATACCATTCATAGAAGTTATGAAAATGGTATGAGTCGTGTTTACATTGAACTTAACCATAACCTTTATGATTCTTATCAGTTGAAAAAGGATTTGAAGGAACTTGGTTATAACATTGAACTTCATCGTGAAATTGACGGTTATCTACAGCAAAAGGTTCCTGTGAGAATGACTGTTGTTTTCAATAAGTAGAATGTAAAGAACTGAAATAAACTCTGTTTGAAAAAATCATTTGCAAAAATCAAAACAATTTACTATATTGTTACTAAGGAGATAAATCTATGAGATTTTGGATAATAGTCTGGTCATTTGTGATTGCTTTCTTTGGATTGCAGACAGTTAGTATGTTCAAGGAAGGCAACGAATATACGATTGCTATGGGTGCTTTAACCATTCTGGCAATTTTTATGTGGCTGTACTCATTTGTTCATATAATCGTAATGGATTTTGCTCCGTTGATTATAAACTTTTGCAGAGTAACGCTTCCGAAGTTGGAAAAGGAATTGAAAGAAAAGGATAAAGACAATGAAGGAGACGAAAGTTAAGGATTGGCCTCCATATTTGGATTATCCAATTCAGCCAAAACCAGACCTGCGTGATACTGAGATTGAACAATTAAAAGCGAAGATTGTTGAACTTGAAGCTGAACTGGCAAAGGAAAAATCAAAAAATGTTTTACTTACTTCACCCAATAAAATCAATACAAAGGATATTTAATATGGGCGTTTATTCACAACTTGCTAAAATTGAAACTTTGATTGAAGCCAATACTGACATTAAAAGTTGGGCTTGGACTTGTGGTTGGATTTCCATTGAGCGACTTCCAAAACAAATGTTTGACGCTTTGATTCAGTTTGGTTATACGAAAGATGCTCCATTCTTTGGTGTGAATTGTGCTATTGGTGAAAATAAGGATAGACACGATATAACTTGTATTTCGTTCGGTAAAGAGCATAAAGATTGGACTGATTTGCTTTACAAAGATGTTGACCGTGATTGGCGAACTTATTGGGACCTTGAAAGAAATGACCCAGAAAAGAATCGTAAGTATGTAGATGAATGTTACAAGAAACTTCAAAAGTTCTTTATGTTTATGAACATTTATTTGAAAAAGCGTGAAGAAATGGTGAAGGTTGTAAACATTGAATATGATGAAATTCAAAGCTCACTGGACAGTGTATGATGGAAACGGCAAAGAAAGTTTTTAAAGTTGGAATTTATGGTCAGATCCAAAAGATGATTGACTTTTTGGAAAAAAGGTATAACATTTCTAATGGCTGGCTTAACTTTTCATACACAGTAGATGAATTTCCTGAAGATTTCAAGAAAACTTGTATTTATTTGGGATTGAAAGAAGACACTAAAGTGTTTGGTGTGAATTGCATGCTGGGCAGTAGGAAAAAAGCTCTAATGGTAATTTCACCTCCGAACTGTAACAAAGAATGGAATGTTTTGACTGAAATTAACTGGTGGATGTATCCTAATATAAGTTACTGGAACCTTGAGGAAACGAAAGAAACCAAACAGGAAGATTTACAACAAGGTATTGAAAACTGTTTTAATCATTTGCAGGATTTTTGTAATTTCATAGATTTGTATAGCAAACATTTAAAGAATGTTCCGAAGTTTACAGAAATTGCATCTGACAATAATTTATCTACACAACAATAATATAGGAGAAAAACTATGCCTAATTTTGAAGATATCACTTCTGTACTTTCTGCTGAAGAAAAGGTAGCAGATGAATTGAAGGACTACCTGATGGAACACATCAAGGAAGTCGCAACCAAGACTGGCAAGTCCGAAAAGGAACTTCGCAAGTATATTGACCGCTTGATGGTGGTGTAATGTTTAGTAAGTATATACATACACTAAAATTTAAGGTTGGTACGGAAGTTTTTACGGCTGTAATGGAGAATGACTTTACACACGAAGAACTTTCCGCTGCCAATGTGCGGTTGAAGGCAAAG